GCAACGATACAGGAATTATATATTGGCTTGTATGGGCCTTTGTAAAAATATAGACGCAAACAATGATTGTGAACCTACACAGAATGAAATAGATTCTGTCCAAAAGAAAAACTTTGAGGTAGCATTTGCATTGAATAGGCAATCATCTTTAGGTGATAATCAAAAAAATCAAATAGAAGACATTATTACAGAAGCCTATTTGATTTGGAAAGGCCTAGGTCTCGATACTATTAGGTAATCATAAATACTACAATAATAGGAGTGTGAGATGGCAGTTGTTCAAATATCAAGGATACAACTTAGAAGAGGTAGAGTAGGAAACAGCAATCCACCTACACTAGCATCTGGTGAAATGGGTTGGGCAATTGACACCCAAGAATTGTTTATTGGTAATGGTGCAGTATCAGAAGGGGCACCTGAAGTAGGTAATACAAAAATTCTTACCGAACGAGACAATCTATTTGATTTGATTGGTAATTTTAGTTTAGGTAAAGACGGCGACAACTACAACATTACAACAGGTGTGTCACCTTCGCAGCCCATAAACAGGACTTTGCAAGCCAAACTAGACGATTATGTTACTGTTAGAGATTTTGGAGCTACCGGGGACGGAACAGATCAAACCGCAGCCCTACAACGAGCACTTTATGAATTATTTTTAGAACAATCTCCTGGATTTAGCAACGTAACATTACGCATTCCAGCTGGAACTTATTTGACTTCTGCAACACTATATGTGCCGCCGGGTGCAAAAATTGTAGGCGACGGAAAAGGCAACACCATCATACAACAAATCAACGGTGTAGATGATTCTGTATTTGCAATGGTAAACAGTTCTTGGGATCGTAACACAAATACACAAGATGCAACCACAGTAGACAATCAATCAAAAAATGTTATTATAAAAGATCTATCTATTGATAACACTACAAACTTTGGCGGATGTATTAGATTATCTAGCACAATTGATAGTGTGTTTGAAAATTTAAGTTTAACCACAGCTCATGATTTCGCTGTAGATGAATTATACACAGACGCTCCTACCGATCTAAATATAACAGATCAAGGTGGTTTTAAATTTGACTATACAGCAGCAAACGCTTATCCTAGCGAGCATAATAAATTTAAGAATATTGATTTTGTTAATATGGTATATGGAGTAGATGCACCTAAAAATGCAAACTATAACACTTTTGAAAACTGTAATTTTGAAGACGTTGGCTTTGGTTTAATATTTGGCGAAATTGATGGTGTAAGCTCACGTCTCATTCCAACTAGCGATTTTGCATATGCACCAGCATATAACACACTGAGCAATTGCAAGTTCAATGATATAAGAAGGCAAGGTTGGAAAATTTCTAAAGGCGATAACAATCGCAGTGTAAATAATACATTTTTGCGAGTAGGTAACAATGGCGGTAGCAGTGCTGGCAATGCATGGCCAATTCTGACTTTTGACGGAACAGGAAATATATCAGAATATGATTATTTCCAAAGAACACAAGACTTAGCTCTAGATTTTGATAATTTTAATAGCAGCGAATCAGACTTACTGATAGATAATTTTGCTGATTATAATTACTATCCAGAAGTAGCTGGAACTTTCGATTACGAAAATCGTTTTCCTATTCAAAAATCAATAGGGCCAAGTGACGCACCTTTACCTGGCGATAGTAGTTTGGAAACATCATTTATGTATGTTCCTGCACCCGAAACGCAGGGTATCATAGAAATAGATTACACATACAATGTGCAACTTACGGCTAGTCAATTGATTAGAAATGGCAAACTTAGAGTTATCTATGACCGACGTGCTCCTGAAGTTCAGCTTAGTGACGATTATACTTTTGTTGGCGATGATACTCGCGATGAGTTACTAACATTTAGTGCTGTATATGCAGATGGCCGAGACGATATTATAAGCATCAAAGTCGTCAATGAGACAATGCTAGATGGTGAGCCACATACAGATTTGTTCACTGCAACCATGACTCATAAATCAACTCTATTATTAGGTCCATAAGTTGTTTATAAATATCTTTTTACTCACGGTTAATTGATGTTTCACAAACCATTTTACGATAGACTACAATGCTGGAAGCAACTTAGAGACACTTTAGAAACAGCAGAAGATCCATTTTCTCTTGTATTAGATTTCTGGAGAGATGCTCCCACCACCAGTATATCAACTGATCCTTATGACAGCAGCACATGGCCAGATCCTTGGGAAATGATTCAGCAAAATGAGTATTGCGATTTTATGAAAATACTTGCAATTTTCTATTCAATGCAGTTAACAGAACGTTTTACCAAGAGTGAATTTGAGATACATATATTTTTAGACCGAAAAGAATGTTCAACTATCTACCTTCTTTCAGTTGACAAAAAATCAATAGGATATTACAATGAAAGTTATATTGCGAGAGTTAAAACGACCTTTAAACCACAAGTGCATTATAACTCATTGCCAACATACACATAACAAATAATAAGGAGCGGAAATGTCCAATGGAACAATGATTGTAAAGCGTAGTGGCGCGAAGGAACATCTTAACATCGACAAGATACATTTTGTTGTAGAAGAAGCATGTAAAAACTTGGCGGGTGTAAGCAGTAGTCAAATACAACTGAATGCAAACTTGCAGTTTTATGACGGAATGACAACCAAAGATATTCAAGAAATCCTTGTGCGCAGCGCAAACGATTTGATTTCCTTAGACAATCCAAATTATCAAACAGCAGCAGCTCGCCTGTTGAGCTATGGTATCAACAAAGAGGTATTCGGTCGTTATGAACCTATCACACTGCGTGAAATGATTGACCTTAACATCAAGCGCGGCGTGTATGATGATGAAATTCTTGACTGGTATACAGACGAGGAAATTGAGCGCATGGACAGCTACATACACCACAAGCGTGATGAAAACTTTACCTATGCAGGCCTGCGTCAAGTGGTAGACAAATATCTATGTCAGGATAGATCTACTAACCAATTGTTCGAGACTCCTCAGTTCATGTATATGATGATTGCTGCAACATTATTTGCACAATACCCAAAAGAAACACGTATGCACTACGTAAGGAGATACTATGACGCAACATCGCTATTCAGAATCAACATCCCAACCCCAGTCATGGCGGGAGTTAGAACACCTATCCGCCAATTTGCAAGCTGTGTCCTTGTTGACAGCAATGATACCCTTGATAGCATCTTTGCCAGCGATATGGCTATTGGACGCTATACTGCACAAAGGGCGGGAATCGGCATCAACTCAGGACGAATAAGAGCAGTAAACTCTAAGATCCGCGGCGGCGAAGTAGCACACACAGGCATTATTCCGTTCCTTAAAAAGTTTGAGGCAACTGTAAGATGTTGCACACAGAATGGCGTTCGCGGTGGCAGTGCTACAGTGCATTTCCCGCTTTGGCACTATGAAATTGAAGATATACTGGTCTTAAAGAACAACAAAGGCACTGAAGACAATCGTGTGCGCAAGTTGGATTATTCTATCCAGTTGAACAAGCTAATGTATGAAAGACTGCTAACAGATGGAGATATCACACTTTTCTCTCCTCAAGACGTTCCAGGACTTTACGAAGCATTTTATGGCGACCAAGACAAGTTTAAAGAACTTTACGAAATGTATGAGCGTAAAACCAGCATACGCAAACAAAAAATACCTGCTATGGAATTATTTTCTGCCCTAATCAAAGAACGTGCAGAAACAGGACGCATCTATATCATGAATGTAGATCATGCTAATACGCACAGTAGTTTCAAAGACACAGTTTACATGAGCAACCTATGTCAAGAGATTACACTACCTACTAAACCATTGGAGCATATCGACGACGAAGCAGGCGAAATTGCGTTGTGTATTCTAAGTGCTATCAATGTAGGTGTAATCAAATCATTAGATGATTTAGAAGAACTATGCGATCTTGCAGTAAGAGCACTGGAAGAAATTATCGACTATCAGCGTTATCCAATTGCAGCAGCAGAGATAAGCACAAAAGCTAGGCGTTCACTCGGTGTTGGTTATATTGGACTTGCACACTATTTGGCAAAGAATCATGTTCAATACTCAGATCCGCAGGCATGGAAGGTGGTTCATGATTTAACTGAAGCCTTCCAGTATTACCTGCTTAAAGCCAGTAACACACTTGCAAAAGAACGTGGCGCATGTGACTACTTCGACCGCACTAAATACAGCGATGGCATCCTTCCAATAGATACCTACAAGAAAGATGTTGATGCAATAGTGGAGAACAAGTTAAACTATGATTGGGATGGTTTACGCAATGATATCAAAGAACACGGGCTTCGACATAGCACATTGTCCGCACAGATGCCATCGGAGAGCAGCTCTGTTGTGTCAAACGCTACCAATGGAATCGAACCACCCCGCGGTTACTTGTCCGTTAAGAAGTCCAAAAAAGGGCCTCTTAAACAAATTGTTCCACAATATCAAACTCTAAAAAATCACTATACATTGCTTTGGGATATGCCAAACAATGAAGGCTATATCAATGTGGTTGCAGTAATGCAAAAGTTTTTTGATCAAGCAATTAGTGGCAATTGGAGTTACAATCCTACACACTATCCTGACAATGAAGTGCCTATGAGTGTGATGCTACAGGACATGCTAATGACCTATAAGCTAGGATGGAAAACTTCATATTATCAAAACACCTACGATTACAAAACCGATCCAAGCGAGATTGAAGAAGAAAAACAAGAGCCAATGGAGCGGTTTGAATTCAATGGCACAGACGAAGAATACGATGAGTATTGCGAGGCTTGTGCTATATAAATATACTACTTGACATACAGCCCTAGTGGCTGTATAGTTGTCTATACACAATAAAAAAGGAAATATAATGTCGAAGACTGTTTTTAATCAAGAAAAAGTTGACTTTACAAAACAAAATATGTTCTTTGGCGAAGATCAGAACACACAGCGTTACGACACGTTTCGCTTTCCTGTCTTCGACAAACTCAATCAAACAATGCTTGGATACTTTTGGCGTCCTGAAGAAGTTAGTTTGCAAAAGGATCGTGCAGATTATGCAAACTTCCGTCCAGAGCAAAAGCACATCTTTACTGCAAATCTAAAATACCAAACATTGTTAGATAGTGTGCAAGGTCGTGGGCCATGTTTGGCTTTCTTACCACATGTGAGTATTCCAGAGCTTGAAGGTTGTATTGTTACTTGGGACTTCTTCGAAACTATTCACTCACGCTCCTATACGCATATTATGAAAAACGTGTATCCCGATCCTAGCGAAGTTTTTGATACCATTCTAGACGATGAGCGTATCATTCAACGGGCAACTAGTGTTACCAAGAACTATGATGCATTTAATGAAGCAGCAGATAACTTTTTCCACAAAGGCAAAGGCACATTATCGGAAGTTAAAAAGAAAATGTATCTTGCAATGATGAATGTAAACATTCTTGAAGGACTACGTTTTTATGTGAGTTTTGCTTGCACCTTTGCATTTGGTGAATTAAAAATGATGGAAGGTAGTGCAAAGATCATTTCACTTATTGCACGTGACGAGGCACAACACCTTGCACTAAGCACACATATTCTAAAGAATTGGTCACAAGGCAAGGACGACAAAGAGTTTGTAAAAATTGCAAAAGAGTGTAAAGACGAAGTTTATGATATGTGGCGTGCCAGTGTTGAAGAAGAAAAAGAATGGGCCAAGTATCTGTTCAAAGATGGAAGTATTATTGGATTGAACGAAACACTGCTAGGTCAGTATGTTGAATACATCGCAAACAGACGTCTAAAGGCATTAGGACTTGATGCTATCTTTGATGCACCAATCAATACAAATCCATTGCCTTGGACACAACACTGGTTGAGCAGTTCAGGACTACAAGTTGCGCCACAAGAAACTGAAGTAGAAAGTTACATCATTGGTGGTATCAAACAGGACGTTGACAAAGACAAGCTGAAAGGATTCTCGCTATGATACAAATTTGGGGAAAGCCTGCATGTCCATCGTGCAGCAAAGCAAAGGCATTTTGCGAATCAAACAACCTTGACTTTGAATATTTGGAATTAGGCAAAGACTTCGAAAGAGAGCAGGTTTTTGAAACTTTTCCAAATGCTAGGACCTTTCCACAAATTATTGTTGGAGGAAACAAAGTAGGCGGTTACGAGCAGTTTACAAAATACATTGAAGATACAAATTACAATGGAACAGGACATAGTTTATGATTATTGAAACACCATACAAACAAAACGATACAGTATCCATCAAAACCAATGCAGGTGACGAGGTGGTTGCTCGTTTTGTAGAAGAAGACAATAATACTATTACAGTGCAAAAACCTTTAGCATTGATGGCAACTCCGCAAGGCGGTGTAGGATTAGGTAACTTTGCTTTTACAATTCCGCAAGATACTAAATTGAAGTTAAATAAAAGTGGAATATTGTTTGTGCATAAGACAGAGCCAGAAATGGCAAAACAATATGTTAACAGCACAAGCTCAATACAAATGGTTTAGGAGTAGAAATGCCAGGAGTGGTTAGAGAAACAGTTGATACAAATATTGGACATGCCAAGCCACCTCCTGATCCACAACCGTTCCATCAATTTCCTTTTGTGGCCAATCAAACTACAGTTTATGCTAATAACTTTGCTATAATAACAAATGGCGCTGCTGCCCAGTGTGGCGATGCAGTAAATGCACCAGATAGAAAAGTTTATGTAAATAACGATCCTGTTGCTGTAATAGGTGACCCTACTGGTGGACACGGAGGGTTCGGAGGAAACGCTGTAGCAAGCGGCAGCGGAGATGTTTTTATAGATGGCGTATGATGTAAGCTACGGTAGTTTTGATTTTCCACCTAATCCTGACATTGCAGGGTTACTAGCTCAAGCAGCAGCAGAAACTGATCCTGTATTACAGGCACAACTTTATCAACAGGCTTATAGTTTTTCAGCACCCTTGACAACCGAAGAAAAAACTTTGTTTTCTTATATGCAAGATGATTATATTGAAAACAATCCAGGACTGGTTGGAAATAGAGAAACCAGTTATGTAGGTCCAAGCACGTTAGACGACCTTACAGAATAAATACTGTATGGCAATAACAAAACGGGCAGACAAAGGTTCTGCATTATCATATGATGAAATGGATGCAAACTTTGATGCTGTCGCTCCACGTGATAGCGCAACAGGTGCAATAGAAATACCCACGGGCACAACTGGACAGCAACCCGCATCACCAATTATTGGACAACTTAGATTCAACACACAGTTAAATTTGTTTGAAGGATACTTTGATACAGTAGGATGGTCAACATTGGCCGCATCGGCGGTATCAGGAGAAGTTAACCAGAATGCTTGGGCAGAAATAGCAGTCGCAGGACAATCAAATGTTGTCTCAGATCAAAAGTCTGATGT